TGCCGCACCGGCGATTGAAACATATAATGGACAGGAGAACGTGGGCGTTGTTATTGGATTAGAAATACCACTTATAAGGAAATAACAATGAACCACATAGAACATTGCCATCGGATGGCACGCGCTGCATCGGCAGCATACCTTGACGGCAAGGAAGGTAAAAAAGTATTTGCTGAACTAGGATATTTAAAGCATAAATTTATTGAAGATAATGGCGCTCAAGTACACGTTGCTTGGAATGCAGAGGAATTTTTAATTGCATTCCGTGGTACAGAGCCTGATGAATTCTCAGATATTAAAGCAGATTTAAATGCACTACCAGATCGTGGTCAGTCCGGCGGTTGGGTACACAATGGCTTTCAGGAAGAAGTCAATAAATTGTGGGATAATCTTCAACCATTACTTGTAAATGCCGAAGGTAAAAAAATGTTTATTACAGGGCATTCACTTGGCGGCGCAATGGCAACTATTGCGGCAAGTAGACTCAAGGATCAGTGCACAGCTCTTTATACATATGGATCACCAAGAGTAGGAACACGTAGTTTTGTTAAATCTTTTAATGTACCTCATTATCGCCATGTCAATAATAATGATATTGTCACTGGTGTTCCATTTGCTTTTCTGGGGTATCGTCATCACGGTACTCTTAGATATATTAATTTCTATGGGAATATAAGAAAAATGACTCCATGGCAGCGAATGAAAGATAAGTTTCGTGGTCGCTGGAGAGCACTTAAAAAAGGTCAACCATTTGATGGTGCATTTGATCACGGAATGAATTATTACGTAGAATACACGGAAAAGAATCAATGATCAAAGAAAACAAATATGACGTAAAAGTTTTAAAAGTAATTGATGGTGACACTGTTGACGTAGACATTGATCTCGGCTTTGGTATTACATTACGAGATGAGCGTGTTCGTATCATGGATATTGACACACCAGAATCTCGTACGTCAGACAAAGTAGAAAAAGTATTTGGTCTAGCATCAAAAGAAAGACTCAAGGAATTGCTTGACAAAAATGCTGTCCTTGTTACTAAAGAAGATAAACAAGGCGAGGATATGAAAGGCAAGTTTGGTCGTATCCTTGGTGACTTTATGGTCGGTGATAAAACAGTGTCGGAAATTCTAATTGAAGAAGGTCATGCTGTTAAGTATCACGGTCAGGCAAAATCAGATGTCGAAGTTGCGCATATGGCTAATCGGAATAGATTGATGTCAGAAGGTGTAGTTGATCCTGTCCTTGTACAAGAAGCTCGGGAGAAAATGAAATGACGGAAATGATTGAAAGAATGTTTGGTGATACTCTTTGGATTTACACTGCAATTGCCGGTGCTTTATTAGGTGCTGCATTTCTTGCGTGGTTTAAAGAAACACATATGGGCATTTGGGGATATTCCAAGTTCGATCAGACACTTGACTTTCTTGTCAATCGTTGGGGATGGACTTGGTTACAAGAACCAGAGGATGCTTGGAGAAAAAAGTATCCAAAAATAACAAAAAAGATAGACGAATTGGAGGCACGAATCAATGAACTGGATAAAAAATAGATTAAAAGAAAGAACAACACTGGACGGTGTATTAATGATTGCAGCTGGTGTTGCATTATTTGTGGCACCAGTAAATCTTATTGCTATGGGAATGATTGGATATGGCGTTTATACAACCTTTATGGAGGGGTAAATGTCAGAAGCAAAAGTACTAGAGTCTGGTTCCATCTATGCACATTTGGATACTGACGGAGATGGTGTTATTACAGACGAGGAGATGGCTCGAGCAAAAGAGATTGCCGAGTTTGAAATGCAACGAGAAAGATGGGCTAATGAAGATGCAAAAGAAGATCAGATTAGGTCTATGGCTTGGTTTGCTCTCTGGGGCATGCTACTATACCCTGTTCTTATTCTATTAACAAGTTTGTTTGGTGTAAAAGATGCCGCAACACTTATTGCCAATATTGCACCAACATATTTTGTTGCTATTGCTGGTTTGGTTGCAGCCTTCTTTGGCGCACAAGCATACAGTAAAGGTTCATCAGCCAAAACTGATGCTCCTGCAAAGAAATAAGAGGTTAAAATGGCAGAAGTTGAATTCGGCGGTATGACATTTAAGGGTGGCAAGATGTTTGCCATCCTTACAGCTCTATCCACTCTTGGTGGTGCTCTATGGGGCGGATTTGAATTTTATAAAGATTATATGGATATGAAAGAGATTATCCAAAACATAGACATTGATGCAATTCAAGCTGCGAACGAATTACAACTTCAAAAGCTTGAGGATGCAATTGACTATACACGAGATATTAAGGATGATTTACGTGGAGATATTCTTCGTGTCGAATCAGTTGCTGAAGATGCATCACGCCGAGTAAAAGATACCCAGCGTGAGATAGATGATAGACTACGTTTAATGGAGGATCTGAATAGAGAGACTGAAAAGGATGTTCGTGATACTATGCGAACAACCGAGAATCGCCTCGAAGAGGATATGAGAACACTTGAGGCAGATTTAAAACAAACTCTGCAAGAAGCTTTAGACAATCCATTAGCAGATTAAACTTGACCTGCTTCCTTGTCCCAGTTATAGCATAAGACATCAGTAAGTGTCCATGCTGCAGATTGGCCTGGAAGCGGTTGAGCATAGAACGCACCTATATTTGCGCCATATGCAACTGCTTCCATACATTCTTGTTCTGTTGGAAACATAAATTCGCTCATAGATGTGTAGCACATTCCTGTATAAGGATCACCACCCATACATACAAGCACTATAGCAGTCCACATGTTATTCTCCTATAAAAATAATGGTGCCGGTAGAGAGACTCGAACTCCCGACATGCTGATTACAAATCAGCTGCTCTACCATCTGAGCTATACCGGCATTACTCATTATTTATTAGCCCGACCAGAGCGAGTTTTACTTCATCTCGAGAAGATTTGGAGCGGACGGCCAGAATCGAACTGGTCTCCTACAGCTTGGAAGGCTGGTTGGCTGCCATAGCCTCGCCCGCTTTATCTAATCTTTTTTGTCGCCATATCTCTTTTTGTTTTGCAATTGATTCTGGCGATCTTTTTCTGCCTTTTAATGTATTACTTATTTTACTTTTTGTGTTTTCATTATGAGTTTTATTCTTAAAATGGGTATTATTTGGGTGGCCCATTTTAGGTTTTGATTCCTCACTATGTTTTTTACCTTTGAATTTATTAATACCTGAATTGTTTATATAAGAAAATCCACCTTTACCACCAGGGCATAAATTATATGTATTTTCATTTATAACAACTAATTCTGCTTCCTTAGCATTCATGTCTTCTTCATTATCAAATATATGAAGTATTTCTTTTTTAAAATTTTCTATTCCGTTTTTTTCTATGGCTTGTTTTATTAATTTACCTGATCCCATATAACCATCATTTAAATTTTTTGTTTGATGCTTTCCTATATAATATTTACCGTTTATTAAATTAGTTACTTTATAAATTGTGTAGTGCATAAAAACCTCTTTTTCTTTTATTTATAAGAAAAAGATTTTCATGAAGGCTGAGTCCTCTCCCAGGAGAAACTCCGCAAATTAAAAGTATGCTAAGGGTCGACGTCATTCGACTATCTCTCATGCCATCGGCAACTCCCCTTAGCATACTACCTGCACACTCATGATGCCCCGTAAGGTACCGCATGGCAGGTTACCAGTCTAAGCTGGTAATCGAATAATGTGTGGGGAGGATTAGGTTACACCTCCAAGAACGTACTGCCAAGCTACCTATGCTCCTGACGTTCAACTTACCTGCATCCGCTAAGACGATCCGCTAAGACCCTTCGGTAATACCTTATCCCCGCCTGTGAGGGATTATTCAGTCACCACAATTCCAGCCCGTCGGCTGAAAACTAAAAATTCTGGTAGTGTTGGATGGAGTCGAACCATCTCATCGGGCTTATGAGGCCCAAGTCGGAACCGTCCGCAACACTATGGCTCCTGCGTCTTGTTTAACGTGGCACAGGAAAGCCTCCACGAAGCAGTTGACTATTTCAATACTTGATAGGTCATGACTCCTGTCGTTTCTATCATAGTCGGACGGTCCACCCTTGCTTAGGGTAAACTAAAAATTTTGGGAGGTGTGCAGACGGACCCTCCGCATCCGATTCGTGTCGCCCGGCTTCCAGACTAAGTTGCTACACTCAACCACGAATTTGATATTAGTATTTATGCCATACCCAAGAGTTTTTGGATCTCTGCAAACAATTCTTCAGGACTTGCTACCACAAGCTTCAT